ATGGCAGGGCGCGGCAAAAAAGTCACCATTCCTGCGCGCCCATATCTAGGTGTAAACACCCAAATGCGCACCGACATTGCCGACATCATCCGCGCCCACCTGCTGCCCGCCGCATGAGCAACTTCCTATCTCTTGAGTCTGACATCAAGGCCCGCCTGCGCGCCGCCCTAGACGCTGCCCAGCAGACCACCGTGCGCATCTTCAGCGCCCCAGACCTGGCAGCGGTTGACGGCACATTACCCGTGCCTTGCGTGATCGTCATCTTTGACGACTACCGCATCACCGAGAGCAGCGGCAACGCCCGTCGCGTGCGTATCACGCAAAACTGGATTGCCGTTGTCGCCGTGCGCTCGCACGCCAACATCAAGGCCGGTGATGCTAGCCGCACCCAGGCCGGGGACATTGCAGACACCGTTATCACCGCCCTCATGGGCCACCAGTTTGACGGCTGTAGCAAGCCGTCATCCTTGAGCAATCCACCAAAAGCCAACTACGAAGACGGCTACTTTTACCTGCCTGTCTCGTTTGAGGCAGAAATCACCCGCACCGCTCCTTAACCCATTTTTTTGAAAGCCCATCATGACCGACACCGTTTACTACCCCTACCTCGGCTCCGGCAAACTCTACGCCCGCATTGCAGGCGCAGCCGCTGGCCTTATGGAACTTGGCAATGCCAGCAAACTCGAGCTCGCTGTCAAAGAAGACAAGCAAAAGCTCAAGGACTACAGCAAGCCCGGCGGTGGCACTTATTCAAGCGTCAGCCGCATCAGTGAAGCCACCTTGCAAATGACCCTCAACGACCTCAACAAAACCAACGTGGCCCGCGCCGTGTTTGGCACCGAGAGTGCGGTAGTTGGGGCCACCGTGGCAAATGAGTCTGTCGTTGCTTACAAAGGTGCCATTGTCCCGCTGCTGCATCCAAACCCAACGGCAGTAACCGTGACCAACGATGCCGACAGCACAACCTATGTAGCAAATACCGACTACGAAGTGCGCGCCGGCGGCATCTACATCATTGCTGCGGGTGCCATCACCAACGCTCAAGCCCTGAAAGTTGACTACACCTTTGCCGCATACGACAAGGTAGAAGCCATGACCAGCAGCAGCATCCTGCTTGAGTTGCACTTTGAAGGCCTCAACGAAGCCAACAGCGGCAAACCCGTCATTGTGGACATCTACAAGGCACAACTCAGCCCCACCAAGGCACTCAGCCTGCTGGGTGACAAGTTTGCCGAC